GAGGTAAAGCGCTCATTGCGGTACCAATTGCCCATTACGCACAATCATGCGCTGCCCGGTAGCGGGGTTGATTGCCACCCGGCCCTCGGGGAGTCCGCCCGTTGGGGCGGGCGCCTGCTGTTGGCCTTGCGCTGGCTGTCCACCCTGCGGCTGCCCGGTAAACGCCATCGGATCGGCGAACACCTCGGCCGGGTTCAGCCCCGCCTTTTGGGCGAGGGCGTCAAGGTTGCTCTTGCGAGCTTGATATGAAGACTCGTATTGCTGCATACGACGGCCGATGATGTTGGCGATCCCCGCTCGCGCATCGGGACCGAGCTTGCCTTCCTGCTTCAATTGCGAGTTCAGGTTGTTCAGCCATTGACTGAACGACGAGGCGCCCTGAATCGCGGCCAAATCGCCCTCACGCACGGAGCCGAGGTCGTCGAGGATGTTGGTCAAGCCGTAAATGATGTCCACGTCCGACTGTGGGTCCGTGCTTTTGATGGCACTCAGCACGGCATTGGCCTTGGGCAGTACGCGCTTGTAGGTCAGCACTTCCGGCGCGCTGTCGTGCTTGTCGATCAGCCAGCGGGCATCGCTGCGCTGCTGCTCGGTGAGCTGGGCTTGCCGGGTCTGTTGCTGCTGCTGTCCTTGTTGGGCGAGCTGCTGCTGTTGGTACGGGGTCGGCCCCAGCCCTTGCTGATAGGCGTTGATCTGGTTCGCCTTGCTCACGTCCCGCTGCATTTCCTCGTCGGGGTCTTTGTAGCCGCCCGCCTTGGCCGCTGCCATGATGTGCGGGAGCACATCCGGGTTGCCGGCTGCTTCCTGCAGTTGCCGCGCTACCTCGGGGTTACGCTCGCCCCAGGTCTTGGACCGGGCCATCAGGTAACCCGCCAAGGCTTGCGGGTTGGCGTTCGCTCCCATCGTTTTCATGTAGTGAGCCGCCCCCACGGCTTCCTGCTTGGCAATGTCGGCGTTTTTGCCCTCGTTCTCGATCTGCTTGCCTTGGGTATCAGCCCCGATCCGCCCGCCCTCGGCCTTGAGCTTGTTCACCTCGTATTGAGACTTAGCCAGCCCCATCGCGCGCTCAGGGTTGATCTTGTAGAGGGCCGCCAAACCTTGTTCTTGGTCGGGTCCGCCGAGGTTCGCCTTGACCGCTTCATTCCACTGCGATTCCTCTTCGAGCTTTTGCTGTTCGCGCAGGGCCAGTGATTGCAGCGCATCGGCTCGCGCCTGGGAGGTTTGCAGTTCTTGCATTCCCATCATGCCTGACAGGAAGCCGCCCGCGATGTTTGGCTGCTGGAAAGCGCCGGGGGGTAAAGAGATGTCTCCGAATGGCATGGTCTTATCCTGAGATGCTGCCGTTGCTGGTGTTCGTGTTGCCGCCGAAGGTGCCCCAGTTGTTGTTATTGTTTCCGCTGTTTGACTTCATCCACATCCCCGCAAGCCCCGCAATGTTGTTGCCGAGGCCCGAGAGGGCCGAGTTATTCATCGCGGCTTGGTTCCAGGCGTTCTGACTCCCGGTGGTCGCGCCCCCGGTGTAGGTGCCCACACGGAGCCCGGTGTTGGCCTGCTTCATCCCGGCCGCGCTTTTTGCTGCGTCATAGCCCAGCCCGGCGAGGTTCATCAGAAAGCCCTGCCGCTGCAGTTGGCTTTTCGACGTGTTGTCGAAGTTGGCTTGATAGTTCTGAAGCTGCTGCTGGTTGATCAGGTTCTTGTATTGCTGGGTGCCGAAGTAAAGCCCCTGCTTGCGCGACAGGTCCGCCTGGTCGGCGGCCTGCGCGGCGTTCCATTGGTTCATCATCGCTTGCCGGTTGGCGAGGTCTTGGCCGTAGGCGCCCTGATACAGTTGCCCCATTGCCTGCCGGTTGGCCGCATCCTGCCCATAGCGTTGGGCGTAGGCTTCGAGCATCCCTTGCCGGTTCGTCATGTCGGCTTGGTTCGCCTGGTTGTATTGCGTCAGCGCGGCCTGCTTCATCGCTTGGTCGCGGGCAAAGGCGTCCTTGTATTCGTTGGCCGCGTAGTCCTGGGCGTACCGCTCTTGGGCTTTCAGTTGTCCCCCGCCCAGCACGCCCCCGCGGGCGGCCGCTAACCGGTCATTGGCTTGCAGGCCTTGATTCAGCCGGAATTGATAGCCGGGGTCGTTCTGGAGCTGATCGCCTGAGTAACCCTGCAAGGCGTTGGTCAGATCGTAGCCGTACTGATCGCGGAAGTTGCCGGCGTTGTATTGCTTGCCCGCTTGCGAGAGGTCATACCCGACTTCATTCTTGAAGCGGGAGGCGTCGTATTCGGTGCCGACTTTCGAGAGGTCGTAGCCGTACTGATTCCGGAACCGGCTCGGGTCGTATTCTTTGCCCGCTTGCGTCAGGTCATAGCCATAGGTGTTTCGGAAGTCTTCCGGGGTCATCGAATCGTAGAGGTTAGCCAGGCTCCACCCCTCTTGCCCGATCGCCTTCCCGAAGTCCTCCGGGGTGTACTCCTTAAGAAACTGTTGCTGGCTGGTACCGGGGGCGAGGCCTTGCTGCTCGACGTATTGCTCCCAGTTGTAGGGAGTCATGCTGCCGTTGTTTAACTCGTCTCTCGCTTGCCTAAACATGTCGTAACCACCCCAGGCCCAGGGGTTGAGGTAGTTACCGATCATCTTGTCGCTGTTCTGCAATTCCTTGCTGGACAGGCCGACGCCCTGATTGATCATCTTGCGAGAGGCGCCTGCCGCATCTCCCGAGCCAGCCATTGACATGCCGGCCGCTGCGACCGATCCCACTGCACCAGCAATTGCTGCGAACGACACGGGTATTACTCCTGTTCAGCCGGCGCCAAGCGCCGGGCATCTTGTAACGGATCCACCACCAGCAGGTTCTCCAGGGCGGGAATATCGGTCATGCCCTCGGGTACTCCGTGCACCGTTATCCAACTGGTTTCGGTATGGCACAACACCGACCGCTGCGTCCCCGGCTCGGTGATCCAGATGCCGGGGGCTTCGACCTCGGCCTGTTTGCCGTCCTGATCCACCACTGTGCAGCGCCCGGTGAGGGCAATGGTGATGTGCCGGCTCTTGTGGAGCTTGGTCACGACACAGACGCCCGCGGGAACCGTGATCTTGCGCCCGTACACGCCGGGGACGTGGAAGTGTTCCAGTGGCGGGTCTACCTCTTCCAGTTCGCCCGCGGCAATCGCCGCAATCATCGCGCGCCCGAGGTCATTCGGTCCCGGCTTCGGGCGGAGGTCACCGCGTAGATACACTTCGCCTGGGTAGCAAAAGCCCATCACACCACCGCCCCCGTGGCATCGCGCCACAGTGAACCGTCGAACCAGATCGGCTTACCCAGATCGCTATCAAAGTACATCTGCCCGGCGAACAAGCCCACGGTCGGGCGTCCTACGGTTGGGCCTGCGGTGGGCAGTCTCAATGCCTGGTAGACCGCTTGGAACCACATCATCCACGAGGGCTGGCTGAAGGGGTCTCGCAGTGGCGGGGGGGGGATGCTCATGCTGTCTTCACCGTAGCCGCAATGATGGCAATCTTGACCGGATCCGAGACGCGGAGCTTCCAGGTGCGCCGCCAGGAGCGGCCCAGCCTGCGGAAGATCACGCGCCGGGTGTAATCGCCCTCGGCGCCAATTGCCCCGGTGACCGGCGAGCACCACGTATGCCCGGCATCATCAGACCACTGCAACATCAGCTCGGGCCCGACGACAGGGGCGGTGTCAAGGAAAGGCCCGGTCGGGACGTTAAAGGCGCCGTCATATTGCGCGGTGCCATTGGTAATGCGGATCTCGGCCAGGCTGCCCGTGAAGTACGCCACCAGATCAAAATTGGACCCGATCGTCAGCGGCGAAGCCGTGCCGAAATCGGTGGAAGCGGTCCAAGGCGTGCCCGGAACCCCGTTCAGGTAGAGATTGGTCACGCCCGCCTTCCGGCAAGCGGCGATGTGATGCCAGGCGCCCGCTGTGATGGTGGTTGAAATGCGGGTGCCCGATGCGAAAAACTTCAGCACCCCGTCCTCCACCAGCACAACGATGGCGGTCGCTACGGTGATGCTGCGGAAATCAAACACAATGAGCTGGCCCACCACCGATTCGAAATAAACCCACCCCTCAATGGTGTAGTCGCCCGTGCCAAAGCCGAAACTCGCATCCTCGGCCACGGTCAGCGCGCCGGAGCTACCCAGCAGGATCGATGAACCGCCGAACTTGGCGCGCCCGGTATCCGTCTGCACGGTGCCAACGGGCGTGATGACATGCCCACCGACCGCATCGGTGAAGATCACCCCACCCTCAGCCCCGTTGCCGTGGCAGAGTAGGACGACGTCGTCATAGAACGGGTTGGAGCGGTCCATCGTGCCGCCCCGTTCCATGTCGATCTGCACCGACTGGTAGCTAATGAGCTTTTCATCAGTCCCCAGCGTCGGGCTGACCAGCTCCCGGATGATGGTTGAGCCGTCATCGGTGTAAAGATCCAGCGACATGTTGTAAAGGCTGCCGTCAATTCGGCTGCCGACGACGTGCCGCCGATCAAAATAGGCATACGCAATGCCCCAATGGGCCCCACCGTCGCTCTGCCGCTCGTGCCAGGTCGAGGTCGTCAGGTCATAAACCCAAGTGGCCTCACCGCTCGGGAAGCTGATCACGTAGAAGACGTGACCTTCGGATGTGTAGCCGTAGGCTACTGCGTCATCCGTTCGCGGGTAGCGGGACCATTGGTATTCGACCGCTTCAGTGGATAGCCGCTCGGTCTGCGACCCCCCCGTGTTGGACACCACGAAGCCCGCACCCTGGGGGGTGGTGGCCAGCCAGATGATCTGATTGCCCGTCTCACCCACCTTGGCCACCGATGCCGGCGCCAGGCAGCCGAGGTTTGACACCGCCCCATCGACGCGCCGGAACACGGAATCGGGATCCCCGGCGTTGTAATGAAGCTCAAGCGTCTGTTGCCCGAACACGTACAGCAGGCCGAAGGTCGAGGCCACCGCGACGATGTTGTCGGGGCCTGCCTCGGCCGCGTTGTAGTCGAGAGCGTTCCATGTGGAACCGTCGTACAGCGAACTGTAAAAGTACGTATTCGTTCCCTGCGCGTTACAGATAAAGTAGCCGTCCAGAAAGCACACGGTATTGGCCACCGGCATGGTGGGAATGTCCGCAAACGTGTCAATGCTGGGCGTGTACAGGTGCCCGCCGATACCGTCCGTCAGGATCAATTGCGTGCCGTTGTGCGCCATCGAGACCGGCCCCACCGACGAGGCCAGTGTCCCCGCCTGGATGCGGGTGTAATCGGTCGCCACCTTGTACAGCTTCGGGCCGGCGACGACATAGAGATAATCACCCATGACCAGCATGCCGCGCACTGACGCCCCGCGCCTTTTCGGCGTGTTCAGCACCTTCAGCAACTCTAAGCCCGGCGTGCCCAGCACCACCGGGCGCTGATCGAGGGTCATGTGGGGGTACAAGTTCAGGTAACGAACCGCGCCAGCGTTGACACTGCGCCCGGTCTGCTGGCCGACAAAGGGGATGATGGGCATTTATGGCCCCGCGTAGACGATCCAGCGCCGGCCCTCGCCCGCCGTCCGCAGCATCGGATCCATCGCAATGGTGGGCGTGCGCTGGTTGATGCGCTTCAGGTTCCGCAGCGACTTCTCGGCCAAGCGCTTCAGGTCCGCCCCGGCTTCGATCTGGTATTCAGGCGCGAGCCGCAGGGCCAGGTTGTACCGGATGGCGTCAGCGTAGCCGGGTGGCAGACTGATGACGGAGTACAGCGTGTCGAAGCCCGTTAACGGCTTCTCCGCAACGGTGTTGATCGTGTTGCCCGTGGGGATCGGCCAGAGCCAGAGCTTGCCGAGCGGATAGTCGGGCTCGTAATAGCCGTAGATCGGCCAGGCGGTGGTCAGGGTCTTGAGCCTGATGGCCTCGTAGTCGTCCACCCCGAGAAGGGTCAGCGGGTAATCGACCGTCGCCACCCTAACCGTGGCCTGCAGCAAGCGCGCTGGGCGCGCGCTGTTGAACGTGCCGCCGATCCCCCACGTGTGCGGGTTGAGGCTGGCCGTGAGGGTGAAGGTCTCCCTCGTCGCGTGGTAGAGAGTAAGGCCTTCCGTGGCCCACGATTCGAGCATCCATTGGAGCGCTTCAAGCGCATCCTGCGACTCTTGGTCAGTGAGAGTCGTATTCCCCGTGAGTACGTTGAGCGGCCGTAACGCCCCTTTGATCAAGTCCAGTGCGGTCGTCATTTCCGCTCAACGCTCCCAGGTTATTTCTTCGGCTTCGGCGCGGGCGCCTCGTCCTCTGCGGTTAGGTCCAGCACGTCTTGGACGGGTCCAAGCAGTGCGGCTTCCTCTTCAGCGTCCAGCACCGTGACCCCCTTGCTCGGGTCATCTGGATCGGTGCTGACCCACTTCGGGTATTCCACAAACTCGGCCACGATCAGCCCTCGAAGGCCGTCTTGGTCGCCACCGGGCGGAACACGCCAATCAAGTAGGCTTCCGAGGCGGTCGGGGTGACGGCCGAGCCGGTGGCATTCACGAAGGTGACGGCCAAGGTATCCGCGGCTTTCACACGGGCACCGACAATGCCGATGCCGGCTTGAGCCGTGGGTTTATTGATCGAGACCACGAAGTCTCCGACTGCCAAGCCCGAGACGGTCAAGTCCTGCTCGGCTGTGGTGTTGGCCCCGACTTGCGCCGGGGAGAGCGTCACGGTGATGACGGAAAAGCCGCGCTGCTCTAGCAGTTTGGCGCTGACGATGTTGGGAGCTGCCATTTTGATGTCCTCAATTGATCCAATGCGGTAAAATACGCTTTTACCTAAACAGGGTTAGACGATGTTGGAATCGTTCGGTCTGCTTCCTCATTCCCACAAGCGCGTTGCGATTGGTGATCGCTTCGACCGCTTGACCGTTCTCGCCATCGGCAAGACTGCCGACAAGAAACCGGCCTACTACGCCATTACCGCCTGCGACTGCGGGCACCCGCCCAAGCGGGTGACGGTCAGTTCCCTTTTGCTGGGAACCTCCCGCAGTTGCGGGTGTTACGCCAAAGACGTGAACACCACACACGGCTGTTGCCCCAAAAAGGGCGCCAGCCCGCTTTACAACGTCTGGCATGGCATCAAGCACCGCTGCACCAATCCGAAAAACTCGAACTACCGTTGGTACGGTGGTCGCGGCATCACGATCTGCCCGGAGTGGCTGAACGTCGCGAACTTCATCCGCGACATGGAACCCACTTACCGGCCCGGTTTGGAGCTTGACCGCATCGACAACGACAAGGGGTATTCCCCCGACAACTGCCGCTGGGTCACGCACCGCACCAACTGCAAGAACACCCCGACCGCTCTGCTCATTGAGTACAACGGAGAGGCTAAGTCCCTTTACGAATGGAGCCAGTCCACCGGGCTGTCCGTGACTACGATCCGCGCTCGACAACGGTACGGGTGGAGCGTCGAAAAGACGCTGACCACCCCTGCCGATCCCAAGCGTGTTCGTTCCGGTCATATCGCTGCGCTCGCTAGGAAGCTCAGAAGCCTAGAGGCCGAACTAGCCGATTAGCTTCACCGCCAACTCAGGATATATTGCCTTCCACCCGTACAAGATATCAATACGGGTTATGTGCGTATCTGTCATAGCGTCATAATACCCTTTCACGATACGCAGGGACAAGCCAGCCGCCTTACTCGAAGCCCTCGCAGACTCCCCGTTACCTTGCGGCAATGGCAGATCGGCGCAGGCCAGCGTGTAAGCGTTGCGATGGAAAGCCAAGTTGACCGGGTAGCTGTTGGTCGCCCCATAGCCTTGCAGCGAGGTCAAAGTCGCGTTGTTCACGAATGCGCCGCTGGAGGCGTAGACGTTCTGGAACGGCCCAGAAAACACGGGATACGGCAAGATTTTGAGCGACGTTCCACCCGAGGTATAAGCCTCGGTGACAACGAAGTTCTTCAGCACGCCAGTGGAGACCCGCGACTGCGGATTGACGGCGTAGCAGTCGGAGAACGTCACGCTGGTCCCCGCCGACAGGTTCGCGCCCAGGCTGTTGATCGTCAGCGTAAACGGCGTGGTTGCGTCGGATTGAACCGTGTTGGCCCCACCCTGCACCCCGTTGATGGTGTTGGTCTTGGCGCCGCTCAAAGCTGTAGCGTTATGGGCGATGACGTTCTGATCCCGCACGAAGTTGAAGCCCAGCACCGAGTCTGCCACGTAGCCCTTATCGAACTGCCGCGAGATTTTCGTGGGGTTGTTGAACAGCGAGCTGTGCGCCTGCACGATGCCGGTGTTCGTCGCGGGCGAGATGACGCAATAACGGTCCTCATCCATCGGGGCCGCTTCCTCATCGAGCCTCTGCCCAGCCGCCAGAATCGCCGCGATCGCCTGCGCGCTGGTCGGGGTGCCGATCAGTTGGCCCGGGGTGCCGACTGCGTTGTGGGTGTAGAGCGACATCTGGCTCAGGCCGTCATAGTCGATTTTGTTCGCAATCGCGGCCATCGCGGGCGCGATGATCCTCTGTTTGAAATCATCCATGCTCAACGCCAGATCGGCGCTGGTGAACGCCATCGCCACATTAGCCTGCGTGGTCAGCATCACCGGAACGTAGGTTTCCACCGAGGCCTGCGGCTCGATCACCGGTCCGGTCCCGACCGTGTAACGGGTCGGTTTGCGGACGTTCAACGTGGCGCCGATCTTGGCGCCCGAAACGGCGAATTGGTCGTCATAGGCACGGTTGACGTGCTTGCTGAAGCCCAACATATTTTCGAGGATCTCAAGAGCCTCAAAGGTAATCTTGCTGGTAGTGAGTAATGAATTAGCCATGATCGTGTCACCTTACTTGCGGGCGGAATGTTTCAACGCGCGCCACTTGTCGTAGTCCCCAGCCTGCTCCAGCGCTTCGAGCTGCGCGTCGAAGTTGACGGCAGGCGCCGCACCGGACCCACGGAGCGGGCTGATCGGAGCGGGGGCTTTGGATACAGGTCGGGGCGTGGCGGGCGGTTCTTGGGGCGTCAAGGTGCTGATGAGCTGACCGAGGCGGACGGCTGCGTGCGCCGGGCGCATCCGCGCCAGCGCTTGCAGTTCTTGCGGCGAATTTGCCAAAAGATAGGCAAGCTCTGGGCCTTGCTCGTGCGTGGCCAGGATCTCGACCACGCCGGGGTTGCCCTGAAGGAGCGGCGCAAGCCGTTCCCCGGTGACGACCTCGTTATAGTCGGGATGGCGGGCGCGGGCTTGGTCTTCCCGAGTACGTATCTCGGCAACGGTCCGAACCCGTTCCTGTTCGGCTTGGAAGGCAGCTAACTCCTGGCGGGCTTCATGCCGTGCCATGTCGCGGAGGTAGTTTCTGTCCAGCTCCCCGTCTTGGTAATTCTCGGGCGAGGGAGGGCCGCCCGATGCCTGGGCTTCTGTTGGGGCTTGCGAGGGTTGCCCGTTTCGCTCCAAAAGCGCTAGGGCGCGATCCAATTGCGCCTGCATCGCGTCGGCCCGCCTTTGCGCATCGCTGCGTTCGCGGACTAGCTCATCAATCCTTTTCTGCACTCCACGGGGTGGCTTGGCTTTCGCTTCGGCTTCCGTGGTTTCCTCAGTGGACGATTCTGAGTCTTCCGGTTCTTCGGAAGGGGTTGCGTCCGGTTCGGCCGGCTCGGTCGGAGTTTCCTCGTTCACGGTCACGAGGCTTTGCGCATAAGCCACTTGATCCGCGGGCGTGGTCACGACGATTCGAGGGGCTTCCGCCCCGTCTGATACGGGTAAGGTTTCAGTCACATGGTTCTCCAGCGAAGGGAGTAGCGCGCCTCACGGCGTGGGGGAGCCCGGTTTGTGGTGATCCGGTAACACTCGCGCGATTTATATCACACCTGGTAGGGGAATACTCAATCAGCCACTACATCTAGTGGTTGGCGGTTTCCATCAGGCAAAAAAAAGCCCCGGAGGGCCGGGGCTCAACTCATGTAAGGAGAAAAACGGGGGTCTTGATTCTACCC